AGCACAAGATACTTCTTATGATATAAGAGTTACTGCTTATGATACAAGTGATAATGAAAGTGCTTTTGCAAGTGCAACAGAGGTAACTGCTCAAACAAAAGTGCAAGATGTAACACCTCCAAGTAGACCATCTAATTTATCAGATAACTTAATTGGTTCAACAACAGTAAGCATAAGTTGGGCTGCATCAATAGATGATGTAGGTATAGATTATTATAGGGTTTATGTAGATAACATATTACAATCTCCAACAACAAGTAGTAATACTTATAATGTAACAAATTTAGTCCCTGATACACAATATACAATTAATGTAGATGCAGTTGATACATCAGGCAATGCAAGTCAATTAAGTAATGATTTAGTAGTAACAACATTAGGTGTATGAATATGATAAAGAATATATTAGAATTATTAAAAGATACTAATTGTAAAGCAGAGATAGTTCAATTAGCAAAAGGTAAAAATAAATTTGCTGATAGCTTTAAAGAAATGTTTACAAGATATAAAAGAGAAAGAGAATGGAAAAAATAATAATAGATTTAGAAGCTAAAACAGACAAGGCTTTAAANGAGATTGAAAAGCTAAATGACACCATTAACCAAACAGGTAAGAATAGTGAGAAGTCTTTAAAGTCTATTGATGANGCTACAAAGAAAACTGCAAAATCNACAGGNATATTNTCTAAAGGTTTTAAGGGTGTAGGACTTGCTTTAAAAGGTTTAGGACTTGGTCTTGTTATTAAAATAGTTGACAAATTAACAGAAGCATTTTCAAGCAATCAACAAATAGTTGATGTTATGAATACTGCTTTCGAAACTGTTAGTATTGTTGTTAAACAAGTTACTGATGTTTTTTCAGATGTGTTTGGTAAGGTATCAGATGCAACAGGTGGTTTTGATGCACTTGGAAAAGTTTTAGGAGGTGCTTTATCAATAGCAGTTAATTCTATTGGGTTAACCATTCAAGGAATTACATTAGGTATTCAAAAAGCAAGATTAGCTTGGGAGCAAAGTTTTTTAGGTGGTAAAGATAAAGAAACTATAAAGGAACTTAATTTATCAATATTAGAAACTCAAAAAAATATACTTGAAACAGGAGAACGTATAAAAAATTCAGGTAAACAAATTGCAGATAATTTTGTAGAAGCAGTAGGAGAAGTTGGAACATTAGCAGTAGGAGTTGCAGATGCAGTAACAGAAACTATTGACAAGATAGATGTTAAACAAGCAGCAGCTGATGCAAAGAGATTAGTTAAGTCTCAAAAGAATTTTGAATTATTAGCTTTACAACAACAAAGATTAGTTGAGCAATATGATTTACAAGCAGAGAAACAAAGGCAAATCAGAGATGATGAAAGTAAGTCTATTGCAGAAAGAATAAAAGCAAATGAAGAATTAGGTAGAATACTATTACAACAAAACGAAGCAGAAAAGAAAACTGTTGATGCAAGAATATCAGCAGTACAACAAGAGATAGCATTAAAAGGAAATACAGTTGAGTTATCAAATCAATTATATGACTTACAAACAGAAAGACTTGCTATTGATGCTAAAGTAGCAGGGTTTCAATCAGAGCAATTAACAAACATAAATTCTTTAAAAAGAGAAGAATTAGATTTAACTAAAGCACAAACTGAAAGTGAAAATACTTTATTGATTGAAAAGAAAAGATTTAATGCAGAGCAAATAAATGATAGTTTATTAAAACTTCAAAGGTTAAAAGAGATAGATGCAGAGGAATCATTAATAGAGGTAGAAAGATTAAAGAAAAACATAGACAACACAAAGAAAGGAACTCAAGCAAGAATAGATGCTGAAATTGCTTTAGATGAATTTAATGAACAAGTTAGGCAGAAAAAGATAGAAAGAGAAAAAGAAATAGTTAATGCTGAATTAGAAAGAAAAAGAATAAAAGCAAGTCAAATTCAAGATGAGGTTTTACGATTAGAAGCATTAAAATCTATTGATGAAGAAGAAAGAAATCTTGAACAAGCAAAACTACAAGCATTAGTAGATAATGCAAAAGCAGGTACACAAGCAAAGATAGATGCACAGGTTGCTTTAGATGAATTTAACGAACAATCAAGACAAAAAAATTTAGAAAGTAAAATTGCAATTGCAGAAGCTGAAGGAAATTTAGAAAAGCAAAAGGTAAAAGATAAACAAATGGTTGTAAACGCTATATCTCAATTTGCAGATGCAGAAACAGGTATTGGTAAAGCATTATTAATTGCTAAACAAGCATTAGCATTAAAGGAAACTTTAATAGACATAAAAAGAATAACATTTAAAGGTACACAAGCAGTTGCAGAAGCAGGAGTTAATTCAGCACAAAATATTTCTGAATCATCTAAAATAGGTTTCCCACAAAACTTAATTACTATTGCAGGTGCTATTGCTCAAGGTGTTTCTATTATAGGCTCTGTTAAAAAAGCAGTATCAAAAACAAAAGCAAGTGTTGGTGGTATGAGTGCATCAACGCCAAGTATTGCAAGACCATCAGCATCTTCTAAACCTCCTGCATTTAATGTAGTGGGTGCAAGTAGCACAAACCAATTAGCTGATGCTATTGGTAGTCAGTCAAAAGAGCCTGTTAAAGCATACGTTGTAGCAAATGATGTAAGTACTGCTCAAAGTATGGATAGAAATATTGTTGAAGGTGCATCAATTTAAAAATACAAAATACTAATATAAAATTGTAATATAATTATGAAAATGATTGAACTTATTTTAGATGAAGATGAAGCAATAGGAGTAGAAGCAATTTCTGTTGTTGAAAATCCTGCTATTGAATCAGACTTTGTCGCATTAAATAACCAAGAAATAAAACTTGCTGAAATAAATAAAGAAAAACGTTTATTAATGGGTGCTTTATTAATACCAAAGAAGCCTATATACAGAAGAAATGGTAAAGATGAGTATTATATATTCTTTTCAGAAGAAACTGTCTTAAAAGCGTCCCAAATGTTTTTAATGAATGGCAATCAATCGCAGTCTACTTTAGAACACGATAAACAACTACAAGGTTTAACATTAGTTGAAAGTTGGATTGTAGAAGATAAAGATAAAGATAAAACTGCTTTATATGGTTTAGATGTACCTGTTGGAACTTGGATGGGAAGTGTTAAAGTAAACAACGATGAGGTTTGGAATGACTATGTAAAAACAGGTAAGGTAAGAGGCTTTTCTATTGAAGGATATTTTGCAGATAAAATGGAAAGACCAAAAGAAGAAATTGAAGAAGAATTATCAGAAGAACAATTAATAGCAGAACTAATTAAAATACTATCAGAATAAATGAGCAGATTAACAACACATAGAGGATTAGATTTCCAAGCACCAAGCACTTACAAAATAGAAACAAGTAATGAGCAGAAATTAGCAACAGGATTAGATAATATATTTTTCGACTTTAACAGAGATGGCTCTTATTCGGTAGATATTGAATTAAACTTTTTATTTGCTGAACCTGCATCTGATTTTGCAACGTCTACTGAATGGTTTAAAATAGCAGGAGATTATAAAGAATTAACATCAGATTTACCTGCTTCAGTAGGTACACAAATAACAGATAGTTTGTTTTTTGTAAACGAAGATGAATTTATTGCTTTTGAACAACAATTAATTTCAGATGTTTTATTAGAATTAAAACTTAAATAATGAGAGCTAAATATTGTAAATGTAAAAACATATACACAATAGAACATTGTGATAAAAAGAAATGTAAAGTACCTGAATATTGGAAACAAGGAATAGGCAATATTTACAAAAAAGAAGAAGACAATAATTAACATATAAATAAAATGAGAGAACAAAAAAGAGTTTTTAATAAATTATTCAAAGAAGAAAAAACAGAGTTATCTGCTCAAAAAGTTGAATTAGCTTTGATTGATGAATTACAGAAACAAAACGATAAATTTTTAAAAGTATTAAAAAGTGCAGATAATTCGTGGAGAGATTATCAAGATTATTTAACGAGTGCAGACAAGCCTTTTAAAAAAATGATTGCTGATTATAAGCAATTAAGTGATTGGTATTCTAAAATGTCAAGCGAAGCATCAAAAGCTGAAAGAGCAGCAAGAGATTTAGGTGTTGATATACCTTTTTTATCTGTATTGAAAAGAAATATAAACATTGCTAACGAGATTTTATCTACTATTGCTTCGTTCGATGACCCAAATACTTTTCAATAACGAAAATACAAAATAATTAACTTAAATTGTAATATATATATGAACACAAAAGAAACATTAAACAAGGTTCGCACTTTACTTGGTATGGAAGTGAAGTTAGAGCAAATGACTTTGGATAATGGTGCAGTATTAGAAGCTGAAGTTTTTGAACAAGGTGCAGAAGTTTTCGTTGTAGCAGATGAAGAAAGAGTGCCTGCTCCTGTTGGAGAACATAAAGCTGAAGGTGATGTTGTAATCGTTATCGAAGAAGAAGGCGTTATTTCTGATATTAAGAAAGCAGAAAGCGAAGAAGAAGCACCTGCACAAGAAGAAGAAGTTGTAGAAGAAGAAATGTCTACTGAAGCTGCTACTCCTAAAAAGGTTGTTGAATCTGTAAGTAAAGAAACTTTCTTTTCAGAAATTGAAAAGTTAAGAAATGAAATCAACGAATTAAAACTTTCTAAAGTAGAAGTTAAAGAAGTTGAAGAGGTTTCTGTTGAATTATCAGAAGAAGATGTTAAAGGTATTACACATACACCTGAAAACAAAACACAAGAAAGAGAATTGCATCTTTTTTCTCAAAAAAGAAAGCAATCATTAAAAGATAGAGTTTTTAAAGAATTAAATAAATAAATAATAGAAAATGGCAACAAGCACAAACATTACTACTACTTATGCAGGTGAATTTGCAGGTAAATATATATCAGCAGCTTTATTAAGTGGTAACACAATCGCAAATGGTTTAATCGAAGTTAAGCCAAATGTAAAATTTAAAGAAGTATTAAAAAGAGTAGATTTATCAGGAGCAATGCAAATGCATCTTGTGACTTCTCTGATACAGGAGCAGTAACATTAACTGAAAGAATTTTACAACCTAAAGAATTACAAGTTAATTTAGAAATTTGTAAAACTCCATTCCAATCTGATTGGGAAGCAGTATCTATGGGTTATTCTGCTCACGATAATTTACCTAAAACTTTTTCTGACTATTTTATTGGTTTAATCGCAGCAGAGGTTGCAGAGCAAACTGAAAAAGATATTTGGAGTGGAGTTGACGGAGCAGGAAGATTTGATGGTTTCGCTACATTATTAGCTGCTGATGCTAACTTACCTGCTGCACAAGAAATTGCAGGAACTAATGTAGATTCTTCTAATGTCATCGATGAATTAGGTAGCGTGGTGGATGCAATTCCTCAATCAATTTATGGTAGAGATGATTTATATATCTATGTAGCACCAAACGTGTTTAGAGCATACAAACGTGCTTTAGGAGGTTTCCAAGCAAATGGACAAGGTGCAAATGGATATATGGCACAAGGTAACAATCAAGATATCGATATCCAACAATTTGATGGTGTAAAAGTAGTTATGGCTAATGGTTTAGCTGCTAATACAATGATTGCTACTTTAAAATCTAACTTATTCTTTGGTACAGGTTTATTATCTGACCACAATGAGGTTACGGTTTTAGATATGGCAGACAAGGACGCATCCAAAAATGTTAGGTTCGTAATGAGATACACGGCAGCAGTAAATTATGGTGTTGTTGAAGATATCGTAACTTACGGAATTGCAAACGGAGCTAACTAATAATTAGCTTTTAACAAAAACTATAAGGGTAGGTAGAGAATATCTACTTGCCCTTTTTTAATTAACAATAAAAAAATAATAAATAATATGGCTTGTTTACTAACATCAGGGAGAAGTTACCTTGTAAAAGTTCAGTAGGTGGTTTAAAGGCAGTTTATTTCGCAGATTATGGTACATTGGGAGATGTTACTATGGCTTTAGGGGAAGCTACTGCTTTTTCAGGCACACCTGACTTTTTCAAATATGATATAAAAGGTAATTCTTCTTTAGAAACTACAATTAATAGTTCAAGAGAAAACGGAACTACTTTTTATACACAAACATTAAATTTAACATTAACTACTTTAGATAAAGCTACTCAAGAGGAGATAAAACTATTAGCAGCAGCAAGACCACACGTAATCATTGAAGATTATAATGGTAATATGTTTTTAGTAGGTTTAGAACACGGAGCAGAAGTTACAGGAGGTACTATTGTAACAGGAGCAGCAATGGGAGATTTAAGTGGATTTACTTTAACAATGGAAGGTCAAGAGATTGCACCTGCACCATTTGTAGACCCATCAATCGTTTCGGCAAGTGCTACGGTAATTGACCCTAACGCATAATTTTTAATTTAATTTAATAACTAAAAAGGGTGGTCTTAATTGATTGCCCTTTTTTAATGCTTAAATAATAAATTATCTACATTTTATTGTAATATATATATGAAGCATTTGTTACCAACACAAGCAGAGCAAACTATAAAAATATTACCAAGAGTTTATGCAACTTCTATTGTATTATTATTAAGAGATGATAGCACTAATACAAAAGTTACTTTTGAGTTACCTGAATGTGTTGTAAATGGTAATTATTTAGATATAACATCTACATTTGAATTTAAAGAAGGTAGATTTTATGATTTAAAGGTTTATGAATTAAGAGGTAGTTATAAAGATTTTAAAGAAAGAGTAATTGCTGATGGTGGTACATTTGTAGATAATAAATGTTTATTAGATTCTTTAAAAGCAAACAATCTTGTTAATGCTACTGATGAATTAAGTATAATATACAGAGATAAAATATTTTGTACTGCACAATCAACAGACCAATCTAAAAATGAATATTATTCTGTAAATAAAGATGAGTATGTTTCAAAAAGTGCAAATAACGATTTCATAATACTATGAGTAAAAATATAAATAGGTATAGAAAACAGATGCCAAGTAAAAAAACTAATTCAAAAATTAGCATTGTTAATTTAAGTTCTTATACAAGCCCTGAAGTTGTAGAAGATAAATCAAAGGATTGGGTTGGTTTTGGAGATGACAATAATTACTTTCAATATTTAATTGATAGATATAATGGTAGTGCTACAAATGGTGCTATTATTAATGCAATGTCATCAATGATATATGGTAGAGGTTTAGATGCTACTGATAGTGCAAGAAAGCCTGACCAATATGCTTTAATGATTTCTTTATTTAAAAAAGAAGTATTAAGACGTGCAATATCAGACTTAAAATTAACAGGTCAATGTGCTTTACAAGTTATTTATAGTAAAGATAAAAAGAAGATTGCAAAAGTTGAGCATTTACCAATTGAAACATTAAGAGCAGAAAAATGTGGTGCAGATGATGAGGAGATACAAGCTTATTATTATCATCCTAATTGGGCAGATATTAAACCAAGTGAAAAGCCTTTAAGAATTGCTGCTTTTGGTGTATCTGAAAAACCTAAAGATATTGAAGTATTATACATTAAGCCTTACAAAGCAGGTATGTTTTATTATTCAACACCTGATTATCAAGGAGGTTTACAATATGCAGAATTAGAAGAAGAAATAAGTAATTATCATATCAATAATGTACAAAATGGACTTGCTCCAAGTATGTTAATTAATATGAATAATGGAGTGCCAAATGAAGAAACTCAAACATTATTAGAAAACAAGATTAAAAATAAGTTTGCAGGAAGTTCAAATAGTGGTAAGTTTATTTTAGCATTTAATGATAATAAAGAAAGTGCTGCTGATATCACACCTGTACAATTAAGTGATGCACATAATCAGTATCAATTTTTAAGTGAAGAATCACAAAAGAAAATATTAGTATCACATAGAGTTGTTTCTCCTATGTTATTAGGTATAAAAGATAGCACAGGTTTAGGTAATAATGCAGATGAATTAAAGATTGCAAGTATATTAACAGATAATACTGTTATAAGACCATTTCAAGACATTTTAATAGATGCACTTGATAAAATACTTGCTTTTAATAATATTGCTTTAAACTTATACTTTAAGACGTTACAACCTTTAGAGTTTACTGATTTTAATTCAATAAAAGACCAAGAAACAAGAGAAGAAGAAACAGGTGTTAAGATGTCTAAAATGTTTTCTGAATTAGAAGACTTTGGAGAAGATGAAGATTTAGAAAATTGGGAATTAATTGATGAAAGGAAAGTTGATTATGAAAAAGAAGAAGAATTAGACGAAGAAATAAATAAGTTAAACACTAAAAAAGAAAGTCTATTATCAAAGATTTGGAATTTTGCAACAACAGGTACTGCAAGACCAAATGCTAAAAGTAAACAAGATGGACAAAACGAAGATGGTTTAAATTTTAAAGTACGTTATCAATATGCACCTTTAAGAGCAA